CCTTCACCGGTGAAATGCCATCAATGATGTTCTCAAGGGTTTTGGTCACCTCACTAGCTGTCACAATGTCGTGAACGAATATGCCAGCCTTCCAATCAACCAATGCCTGCACAACCTCCACGTCCTGGTTTTTCCTTATCACGGGTACGCTGTCATCATCCACCCGTGAGATAGTGATGCCGCGGTTGGCTTTGGTCCAGAGCTTCCCTGAGAACTTCTTGCCCGTCCTGTGCCCATGCACCATGGCAGCCCGGTACGCCCGTCCGTGGAAGTCCTCATTGGCGAATGGTATGGAATCCCCTGGTTCCATCACGGTGAATGGATACACGGCCTCACGGCCTGCTCTTCTTCCGTCCTTTACCGGGGCATCCCATTCTCGAAGTACCAAACCACGTTGCCTGATGCTCAACAGGTTCCACTGACCGTCTGACCGCTTCTTCACGCCCGCCCGCTTCATGAGCCTCGCAGTCTTCCAAAGCGTGGTCTGATCATCAATCGCCAGCACACCGTCCATGGCATCAAACGTGCTGATCACGTCAACATCAAATGGTGGTTCACGTAGCTGGATCATGCTTCGAAGTGCTTCAATGTGTTCCATGCGTTCCTCCTTTTCTTCTAGTGTAAACCTTATCTGTAGACAAGCACAAAAAAGCCCGCCGAAGCGGGCTGTGTTTCACTTGCGTCCTATTCGCCCTGCTATGCCGAACAGTACGAACCCCACCAGTGCCAACAGCGGCTCTCCCATGGTGATAGCCCCAACTGCTACCGGGTTCCCCATGGCCACCAGAGCGCCTACAGCGAACGTTCTCCAGCTCCATGACCGCTTGTACCAGTGCAGTCCCATGCCGAACAGTACCCCGGCAATCATCAGCACCACACCGTCAGGTTGCTGTACCTGAAGCTCCAGAATCGTTAATGCCAGGCCGATAGCCATCATGGTAGCTTTGATGATCATGCGTCGTCTCCGGTTGCCTCAGCAGGTGCTGTCTCAATGATCTGTTGCAGTATCGGCTTCCAAGTGCGCCACCACTTGAGTGCGGTCTTTCCATCCATTTCCAATTGTTGATGCCTTCCGGCAACCGCACGTACCGTGTACTGTCCACAGAACACCGATTTGAGGTGAGTCATGTTGCCATTGCAGTCCCAGAGATTAGCGCGCTCACCGGATTCACTGTCCCCATTGAGCCAAGCTGTGTGCTTTTCCAGAATGCTGTTAATATCCATTGCAATCGACCTCCAGGTCTTTGTAGTTGGGCCACGTGCCTTCACACACCATGGTTTGGTACTGCTTTTCTTGCTCCAGTTTGTCGCGGTAATCTATTTCCCCTACCGCTCCGAATAATGCTATGATCACCGCGATGGTGAGAACTTGTTTCATGTGTGCCTCCTATTTAAGGGATTCTATTTTCGCAAGAGCAGCTTTCGCGGCGACGAGGTCTTGCTCCCAACTTTCGGAAAGGGCTTCGCCGGTCATGGCTGATCCGTAGTCTTTTAAAAGCTTGAGGGTTAACTCCCCTAACTTCGCGGAACATTTTTCCCAATTCTCAAGGGTGTCTTCTAAGCTTAGGACGGAGTCCTCGGCCTCGGTAAGGCCTTCGATCAACTCTCGAACCCGGCGGGCGCCTTCCGGGCTTAAGGGTTCGATATAGTTAAAATACTCCGCGTCACTCATGCTTTCCATTTTTAATCCTTCCTGTATCGTTTAGGCTTTGCAAATACGGCAAGATATCGACCGCTTTGTATTTAGCTGTATTTAACTTTTTCTTTAACTCGGGGTTTTTAAATTCGGCAACCCCTTTACCTGTTCTTATTGTGGTACAACGTACAACAAAACGTCAAGCACTTTTTTCAATCAAAAACGCAAGGCAGCACATTGCATGCGCCAAGTGCGGTTGACCACTCTCCTGATCCAGCACCTCACCAGCCCGATGCGCGTTGATGTGACGCATCGTAGCGGCCATGTAGCGTCGCTCCAGGTAATCTATCTGTGACCAGTTCCACGCGCCGTATTTTTCAGCGCCGAACGTCAGCACGTTAGCCAGCGCCAGCTCAGCCTTGGGCGGTATGAGGTCCATCATCGGCTTGCCCTGGTCATCCTTTCGCCCCAATGCTCCTATGTCACAGCGCTGACACCGGTCATGCGGTATCGGCGCGGTAACGGTCGTCCCGCAGTGCTTACAGGTCTTCACCCCTCCACCAGTGCCAGCTTTGTCTTGTCCACGCCGCTCATTTGATCCTGATACGCTGCCCATATCTCACTCCCGCTCATGTTGTCGTACTTGTCGTGGTTACGGATGTTCCACATCCACACCTGTCCTTTCCCATTGTAAACCCGCACCTTGCGTGACATGGGCATTTCACGCAGCAGCAGCCCCACCTTCACCGGGGTGAACCATTCCGGCTTGGCGTACATGAGGTCAGCACGGATCATCTCGCCACACTTGAGCGTCACCACTGCGTCACTGGCAGTGACCAGATCACTTTTGAATGACCCAGCGCCAGCAGCAATGAACGCTTCCATCGTCTGAAGCTGGGGTGACTTGCTCGCTTCGGTGATATCGCGCAAGAACTCAGTCACAGGCGGTGGAGCGCTAGGTTTGAAGTCACTCAGGTCAACGCAGTTGCGCAAATACCAGATACACGCCTCATAGCCGCCCTGTTCCATCCATTCCCAACGATCCTGCCAGTAGTCCAGCCACTCAGGCCGCATGGCACCACTGGCATCCCGCGTGTTGATATCAGACCACACAGCGAAGATGCGCCGTGATTGCCCTTGGAGCCTGAAAGGCAACTGGCTGTTGGTGGTCAGGGTCACGCTCAGCAAGTTGCGCACGCTCACCTTCTTTACGCCTTTCTGGTTCACACGCAGCCTATCCGGTGGGGCTGCTGCCAGGGGTTTCAGCTTGGCGCTTATCATCAAGGCTTCCTTCCGGTCGCCCAATTCGGTTTCGTTGACCAACAGATGCTTGGTGCTCAATAGGAAGTCATTGAAGTCTTCCGTCAGCTCGTCACCGCTGATCGTGTGGCTGTGGTCACCCATTGCTTTCGTGAACGGGTACAGCAGGAAATCCTTACCGCCACCTTCCGCGCTACCCAACGTCAGCATGTGGTTGATTTTCTTTTCTGGGTACAGCAGCGTGAATGCCAGGTACTGGAGAATGTGCTTTTTTTGCTCTCCCCACCCCAACACGTCGAAATGCTCCAGCCACTTGCTGCAATCGCCCTGTGTGCCCTGTATCTCGTTCAGGTTGCACCATGAGTTGCCGAAGCGTACCCCGCCTTCTTCGAACACCGGGGGCATTTTCGGGGCATAGTCCAGCTTGTCCACCTTGGTGACACGACCGCCCATCAGGGCTTCCTTACGTGCATCAGGATCAAGGTGGGCATAGGTGTTCTGGTAGGCTTCGGCACTGTAGAAGATGCGCTTGCGACGGTCGTAGAACTGATTGGCTTCGGCAATGTAGATCACATCATCGAAGAAGTTGATTTCCGCCTTGGACTGCTCATACCACTGCTGACGCAGCTCCTTGATAATGTCCTTGAACTCGCGCTGGCTCCAGAACATCATGGCGCAAATGTCCTTATGCCAACCTATCTGCTCCATCTTCGGCAGCTCGTCCACGACACGCAGCAGGGACGCCACCAGCTCGCGGGCTTCAGGGGAATCGTGACGCTCACGCCTTGCCGCGTCGAATAGCTGTTGCAAGGCAGGCTCACTGACGCTTTCGCTCTGCTGCGTGTCACCAAGAAATGACACATCGCTCACGTCCGCCAGCATGCGGGTTGCCTTCCAACTTGTCAGCCGGGAGCCGAAGCCAGGAACCTGATCTTCCATCCACGCCAGCAGGTCACGCCCCGTGCGTGTCTGACACGCCCCGTGGTGGCACTTGAATCCAATGGACCCGTCTGCGTTGGTGAACACCGCCGTGCCGCTATCGTCACTGCCTGTATGCTCATGCACCCATGGACACGTCACGTCAAAACGCCCGTCGCTGCGCACCTCCTTGATGCGGATCATGTCAGGCACATCCAGCAGCGGGTGACCCACCACATTAGCGGCACCGTCTACCCGTGCTTCCCGGCGTTCGGCATCAAGGTCAACCGCGAAGGGGAGCGCCAGGGCTTCAAGGGTGGTGGTGTTGAACGGCTGCCAGTCCAGCATGCGGCATTGAAACGGCTGCCCATCAACCAGCTTGGATGCCTTGTTGTTGATGCCTTCCGGCAACCGCACGTACCGGGTGACACCCTTCATGCCGGGGTCACGACCTTCAGGAGCGAGGCCGTTTGATACCAATCCATCTAGCAGGTTCTCTACCCTACCCCGGTCACCGCATGGTTGCGCCAGGATGTAGCCCCACTGCTCACTACCCGGTGACGTTTCCAGTATCCAGCTTGGATCAGGCAGACGCTTTGCCGCTTCGATGCTCAGCTTTTCCCGCACATCATCCAGCACGATGCAGTGCGTCTGCTTATACAGCGCCTTGCGGCGACGGGCTATGCCGCGCTCGTCAGGGTGGAACGTGCTGATCGTGAAATACTGGTTGCTGGGTTGCTGGAAGCGGTAGCGGCTGAAGTAGTCACCCTTCCAGGCTATCAAGTGATGCTTCGGTGGGATGTTGCTGGGGTCATGGCGGAAGTCCGTCACGTGTGCAACATCCGCCATGGTGCCGAAGATGGCACCTAAAAATTCGTGGTTGGACACCATATGTGTGTTCGCCTTTGTTTGACAACGTGCATTTATTGTTTGACAATGTACCACGTCACGGCGTATTGTCAAACCATCAACAACACGAAGGGTAAATCAATGAGCGTATTCCTCACTGTCCGCATGGAGCAAGAAGCTCTGGACGAATTCCGTAAGTATTGCAGTGAGAAGCTGCAACGCCGCCACTCTGAAGTAGTGCGCGAACTGGTCATTGCCGCTACCGAAGGTCGCGTCAAGATCACCCCTACCGATGCAATGAAGGAGATGTACCATGACAATTGAGAACTCACTGGAGCGTATCGCTACTGCTCTGGAAGCACTGTCTGCCCCTGAGGCTCCAGCAGCACCGTCTGCCCCTGAGGATCCAGCAGCACCGTCTGCCCCTGAGGCTCCAGCAGCACCGTCTGCCCCTGAGGCTCCAGCAGCAATGACACCCCAGCAGCTCAACGAATTGTTGATAGGGGAGTTCAAGCGCCTGGGTGGCCGGGAACCGATTGACAAGGTGTTACATGACCACGGTGTGCAGTCTATCAGTGATCTTGATCCTTCACAGTATCAATCCGTCATCACCGCAGTGCAGGCGCTCTGATATGGGTACTCACGCACGACTCAGCCCCAGCAACCACCGGTGGCCTCACTGCCCCGGTTCGGTTGCCCTGGAAGCACAGTACCCTGACATAGCAGGCGATGCGGCAATAGACGGTACAGGCACACACCTGCTACTGGAAATGTGCCTGAACAATTACTACTACTACACCCCGAGTCACTATGAAGGGTGGACCATTGGCACCAAACATGAAGACAAGCCGGAAGGCTGGTTGATGGATCAGGATCGCATTGAACGGGTGGAAATGTGCCTGAACTACATCAAGCGTCGCAAGGAGGAATTGCACCAGCAGTTCCCCGAAGCCACGATCACCGTGCAGGCGGAAAGCCGTTCAGACCCTGGTGGCATGTTCGGACGCAAGGACTGGCAGGGCACATGTGACGTGACGATTGAGGTCACACATGACAACGCCTGCTTGTTCGTGGAAGTGATCGACTACAAGGACGGTCGCGGCTGGGTACACGTAGAAGGCAACTCCCAGCTCCTGAGTTACGCAGGCGGGAGGATACGTCCATGGATCGCATCAGGCCCGGACCTTGTGCGCCCGCTCCGTCCCGAGCGTATCCCCCATGGTGTGCGAATCAGCATTGTCCAGCCGAAGACCTCACAGCCTGTGCGCTACCACGACTACACCACGTCAGACGTAGTGGATGCGCTGGTTGACTTGTCATGGGCAGCAACGAAGACGGATTGGGACGATGCGCCCCTGGTGTCGGGGAAACACTGCCAGTGGTGCAAGCACAAACCCAACTGCACCGCGCAGGCGAATGAAAGTCTGGAGGTACTCAAGATGAGCAACGATGTAGTAACACAGGACGGGCAAAGCCTGTTCGAACTGATTGGAGGCGTAGTAGGCGACGTGACCGAAATGGACACTAAGCGCCTGACTGAGCTGGCGGACGCACGCGCTGGAATCGAAGCCGCGTTCGACCGGGTAGACAAGGAGCTGTTCGCTCGCCTGGAGCAAGGCCAGGAAGTGGATGGGTACGCGCTGAAACCGGGACGCTCCAGTCGTATCTGGAATGAGCCTGAGGAAGAGATTGTCAAGGTTCTCAAGAACCGTAAACTCAAGCGTGACTATATTTACCCGCCGAAGTTGGCATCACCGGCTCAGGTGTTGAAGAACCCGAACCTCACTGACGACCAGAAGGAGAAGATCGAGAAGCAGTATGTCACCGTCAAGGCTGGGGAGCTGAAGCTGACCAAGGTGACACGCGGTAAAAAAGAAGAAGTACCGTTCAAAGATGTTGTACAAACTACAACAGATGATATACCATCATTTCTGTAACCCACACGAAGAGGCACACAACTATGCAATTCAAAGTCAAAGGCATCCTGAGCTATCCGCACCTGTTCACCCCGCGCAGCGTGAACCCCGGTGATGACCCGAAATTCAGCGCCAGCATCCTTGTTCGCAAGGATGACCCACAGGTGCAGCAGATTCAGCAGGTCATCGATACCGATAAAGCTAATGGTTGGCCCAACGGTTTCCCGGCGAACGGTAAGCAGTTCATGAAAGACGGTGCTGTCCAGTATCCTGACCGTCCCGAGATGCACAGCTACATGATTATTAGCGCCAACTCGAAAGCGGACAGCAAGCCTCGCACCGTGGACATGCAGATGAACCCGGTGATGAATCAGACAGACGCTTATGCCGGTGCTGTGGTCTGGGCAGCGCTCAACAGCTTCGTCTACAACCAGCCTGTCAACAAGGGTGTCGGTTGCGGTCTGAACGGCATCATGCTGACCGGTGAAGAAGGTGAGCTTGGCCGCCTGGATGGTAAGCCCACTGTCGAAGGCATGTTCGGAGACGTGGCGCAAGGTGGCGCACCGCAAGCCCCGGCAGCAGCCGCTCCTAGTGCCCCCAAGTACCAGATGACCGACAAGGCCAACGGTCTGACCCGTGAACAGTATCACGAGGCTGGCTGGAGCGATGAGCAGTTGGTCCAACACGGCATCATGCTGCCGCCAGGTGGCGTTGCCCCCAGCTTCGCATAACGACAAACACCGCCCCGCTCCAGGGGCGGTTTTCTTCTGAGGCACACAACCATGACTCCTGATTTCATCTTCGGCGTCACCCCCGGTGACGTGGCCTACGATATCGAGACATACCCCAACGTCTTCACCTTCTACGCGGTGCATGCCGACACAGGCCGGGAATGGGTCTTTGAAGCCAGCCCGTGGCGTCACGACATACCCGAGCTGCTGGACTACCTGAACACCATGCGGCAGCAGGGTTGCCGTATGGTGGGTTTCAACAACGTGGGTTTTGACTACCCCGTGGTGCATTTCATCCACCAAGCCCGCAACGTTTCAGCGTGGGAGATTTATCAGAAGGCCATGGGCATCATCCGCGCACCGGATAACGCACGTTTCGCCCACATGGTGTGGGAGTCTGATCGCATTGTTGAACAGATCGACCTGTTCAAAATTCACCACTTCGACAATCGCGCACGCTCCACCAGCCTGAAGGTGCTGGAATTCAACATGCGCAGCGACAATGTTGAAGACCTTCCGTTTGATGTGGGCGTTGAACTGACCCGTGAACAGGCCAACGTGCTGAAGCGCTACAACCGGCATGATGTGTTGGAGACGCTTAAGTTCTACCGTCACTCACTGGATCAGATACGGTTCCGCAAAGAGCTGACGGTGAAGTATAACCGCAACTTCATGAACCACAACGACACCAAGATAGGCAAGGACTACTTCATCATGCGGCTGGAGGAACAGAACCCCGGCTGCTGTTATCAGTACATCGACGGCAAGCGTCACATGGTGCAGACGAAGTGTGACAGCATCCGCCTTGCTGACGTGATCATTCCCTACATCGGCTTCCGTGATCCTGAGTTTCAGCGCATCCTTGACTGGTTTAAGTCACAGACGATCACCGAAACCAAAGGCGTCTTCAAGGACGTGCATTGCACCGTGCGTGGCTTCCAGTTCGACTTCGGCACCGGGGGCATTCACGGCTCCATCGAATCGCAGATTGTCGCCTCAGACGATGAACACGTGATCATCGACCTGGACGTTGCCAGCTACTACCCCAACCTTGCCATTGCCAATGGCTTCTATCCTGAACACCTGGGGCAGACCTTCTGTACGATCTATGAAGACGTGTACCAACAGCGCAAGAGTTACGCCAAGGGCACCGCTGAAAACGCCATGCTCAAGCTGGCGCTGAACGGTGTCTACGGTGACTCCAACAACCAGTACAGCCCGTTCTATGACCCGCAGTACACCATGAGCATCACCATCAATGGACAACTGCTGCTGTGCATGCTGGCGGAAGCCTTGATGCAGGTGGACGCGGTGCAGATGATCCAGATCAACACTGATGGCTTGACCATCCGCTGCCCGCGTCAGCTCACCGGTTGGGTAGAGCAGGTGCAGCACTGGTGGGAGCAGATGACAGGCTTGCAGCTTGAGGCAGCGGAATACAGCCGCATGTTCATCCGTGACGTGAACAACTACGTCGCGGAATACACCGATGGCAAGCTGAAGCGCAAAGGTGCCTATGAATATGAGCTGGGCTGGCACCAGAACCATAGCGCCCTGATCGTACCGAAAGCCGCTGAAGCCGCCCTGGTGCATGAGGTCAGCATTCGTGAATTCATTTCCAGCCACGATGACCCGATGGACTTCATGCTGCGCACCAAGGTGCCCCGTTCGTCCATGTTGGAATGGGGCGGTGAGCGTGTGGCAAACATCGTCCGGTACTACATCAGCACCGAAGGCAAGACGCTGGAGAAGATCATGCCGCCAGCAGGCCCGGAAGGTGCCTACAAGAAGAAGAACGGCGTACCTGACCACTACTACCATCAGGTGCTGGCGGAAGTGGGAGACGCCTGGGATGAGCGCATCCACACCAAGAATAAGAGCATTTACACCGAACGCCGCACCGGCATCAATACCGGCTGGCTGGTGACGCTGTGCAACGACCTTCGTGGCGGTCTGGACATGGATGACCTGAACATTGACTGGTACGTCAAGGAAGCTGAGAAACTGGTTTTGACGCTGCAAGAATAGTAGTTATACAATGTACAACATAAACACACAGGAGGATCTATGAGCACACTTTTCAATATCGCAGAATCAGCACGTTCCGTTAAAACACCGAAAAACAAAGGCATGGCGTTTCGTGCGGTTAAAACCATTGCATGCACGTTGACTGACGAACAGCGCGAAGAACTCCACGGCGAATTGGCACGACTTTACGCCATGTTTGAACCTGCATTACCAAAAAAGCCTGCAAGTTATTTTGAATGGTGTGCTAAAGCGGCAGGCTGGAAAGATATACGAGAGCACTTGCGTTACGTGCATGTGACAGAAGAACGCATGGTGGGTACTGACGGTCATCGTGTTCACATGGCACCCAACAGTGAGAATTTAGAACCTGGGTTTTACGATAAATCAGGCGTCAAAATTCACGATCTCAAACACGCTCATTATCCTGATATTGAACGTGTCATGGTGCCGGATTTACGTGGCAATGGTCGTAACATTTTTGAATCAAAAGTAGATGACCTACCAACGGGTAATTTGACAGACGATAGTAATAAAATTCACCACTATTACCGCTTCAATGATCAAGTTTGCACTAATCGCGATTACGTCAATCAAGCTGTCAGCATGGAAGACCCAGACGCACTGCTGGAATGGAGTATTGGTGTTGGCAATCAAGTCGTAGCGATTGAACTGTCCGGTAACCGTCGCGTTGCCATCATGCCAGTGAGGGTTTATAAACCATGATTTTGACTGATAAACCACTGGCAGCACCGGGGTTGACTTCTTATCGTTTCGGTTGGGTCATGATTGGCGCGAAAGATCGTGAAGATGCTTTGGAAGAAGCCCGCCGTTCGTCTGACTTCGTTAAGCCTGAAACCCTCGAAGTATGGGATGGTGAGAAGTATGGGTGTCCGTGAAAACAAGGTGGAGCGCTACCTGCATGAACGTGTCACCGCCCTTGGTGGCACGTCTCGAAAGTGGACCAGCCCCGGCATGCGTGGTGTGCCTGACCGCATCGTCATCGTGCCCTGGGGTGTCTGGCTGGTGGAGGTCAAGACCAGTGACGGAAAGCTGTCCTCGGATCAGGTGCGCGAACATCAACGCCTGA